ATTCCATCTTGCTGTCCTATTACGGTTCAGCTGTAATTGGTTATCGTGCATTCGAGCTTTGGTATTCCATTCACGCATTGTGTATGTCTTACCGAGTTCGCGTTGTTTATCAGCATCACTCTTACCAAGAAGATCCATGATGTTGTTGTATACACCCAAACCACCTTGTATAGCTCCCATCACATTGCCCGCATTGCCCCAATTAAAGTTACTACCTACAGAAGGTGCACCAGCATTTGCTCCATAATTTCCCAGGAAGTTTGCGTTAGGATCTCCAATACCACCATAGGGTATTTGAGGAGCAGCCATACCGTAATTGCTGGTAGCACCACCTGAATTAAGTGTATTATTAAATCCATAATCCCACCCACCCTGACCAAAGCCTGGTGGAGATACTGGTTGCGCATACTTACCCATCATACTGCTCCTATTTGTCTCTGGAATGTCATACGTTGTGACTCAATGATATTTTCTTGACCAGGACGTTCAGGTAAAAATAATGCCAAGTCAACGAAATTATATACTAAAGCATAACCCAACATTCCGGGATTCATATTTAATGTTCTACTATAGTACGCATCTGGGTATTCACCAGTAGCGCCTCTTTGTTGTACATCTACTAGATCTAACGCATCCACCCCTATTGGGGGTGAACCTAATAGGTCATATGCTGCTGCTAATTCCTGTCCTTTTTCTTTAGCATCTTTGTACCAATCCCGTAATTCAGCATCCGCTGCTGCATTAAGATAGGTATTTACTATTTGTAATCCTAAATTGACATAAGCCAGGGTAGTATTAATGGTGTTTATTGCTGCACCCCACCCACCTGCAATAATATTGCTACCACCAGCCCCATACAACATAACGATAGAGCCAACAATGGTGAAGATCTGCCCTGCGGTACCACCAATTAAAGATCCAGCCAGAGCAATAATAAAACCAATCGCAAAAGACAATACAACGTAGAGGACAAATGCCATAAAACCGGTAGCACCTAATAGTCCTACTATTACGCCAACCAGAGTTTCACTGCCTGTACCTCCGGCATAGATGACGCTAAGTATAATTAGAATAACTGCTATGAGAATAATCAACCACTTAAAGAATCCGGTGGAATACCAAGGCACCTTGGTTTTATCAACCAGGAAGACTGTTGCAGTACCTGCAGCTCCTATAATTTCTTCCCAATGCATTCTGGAGATCTGATCATTCATAATACCAATATGTATTGGTATTCGAAAATTAGTGAAGTATTCAGATTCTTCAGTATTAAAATCAAATATATGGGGTTCTGCATATCGAAAGCGATAACCTGCCTCACCAGTAATTGTCTCTTTAGTATTAATAGTATATCGCATACTAAGACCCATACAAATTACTCGCGTATGGGACCATACATCCAGATCTTCATCGTAATGCTGTTTCGTTACGATGATGTAATCGTGATACCCGTTCTCATGTGATTTCTCTGCAGCAGGATCAGAATAATTATTCCATCTACCAATACGTGGCACAGTACCGTGCATTTCATCTACACCTATACGGTAGGCTGCATCATTATATTTAGTCCGTTCATATTTCGTAATATCAAATCGATTTTTATGTAACTCATTTCCCTGGTAATCAACCCAACGTCCAGGAAATGTTTTTTCATAAATATAGGACCAACCATACTTAACGTTATATCCTGTATCACCTGCTTCCTTAATATGGATTTCATCAATAGGCTGTGGTCCATTATATCCATGAGTTTTATTTGTTTTTTCAGTAGCAAGATACGTCTGATAGTCTTCATATGTATACGCGGTGGTTTTTGCCATCTCCTTTAACCACCAATAGATGTATTCTATCGCCCCACGTACACGGGTATGGGGTGATATAGCCCAATGGATCATGAAGTCCCACTTCTCAGCTTCATTCTTACCACCCTCAGCCTCTTGGGCCTGAAAATCTTCTCTAATTTCTCTACCCTTTACAGCATAGTTTTTAAGTAATTTATCTGTAGTGAAGTGAAGGGGTGATTTTTCAGGTGCTGGGTCCGCATCGAAGTCATAACCGTCGTCATACCAGACCTTATCCTGCATCAACAAAACCACTGGCATGTAACGTGCCTGTGCTGTGGTAATTACAAGGCTGGCTTCTAATCCTGGGTGTACATTAGAACCAATAAGATATGTCCAATAACTGATGTATTCTGGTGCAGCTACTGTGACATATTTGGCAAATATCCATTCGCCTATCAAGTATGGAGTCAGATCCAGAATACCTGACATTTTCCATGTTTGGGATACACCTAAATTATCCGTGTATACGTACGCAATATGGTAAATTGTTGTCAGTTGTCCCACCCGTGTGTACACAGGGGTATTCTCAGTAATGTAATACGTCCCGGTGCTAGGGTCTATTACAGGTATTTCGATAAACTCTTTACCTTCATCCCAGATAGGATCTGAAGGTGCTATTCCCCATGGAAAGTATGCAGGATCGTCATACACTGCCTTGATATGTGCTGAAACCAGAAAGGCTTCATCTAAGATGCCTACGAGCTTCCATGGGACCTCCGCAATAGGCTCCCCAACGCCATCTTCAATGGCATCAAGCAATACAGCTGCAGGGATATTAATCGCTGTCTGTGTCCCTTCAGGGAGCCCGTGGACGTACCCGTCAGGTTTAGAGGCATACTTGATTATGGCTTTAGCCCGTGCGCCTAAGTCAGTAGAAAGTCCATAAAGTACAGAGGTAGGTATAGAGTCATCTGATTGCGTAGCTTCTAAGACGGCCTGTTGGACCGTATCCGTACGGTCATCAACAGGTATTAATACAGAAGATCCTACATAAGCTGCATATTTATATGAGCTACTGAATATTCCCATTTCAAGGTAAGTCGTATATACGGATAGCAGTGGTTGCAGCATCCGCTTCAACACTCGTACCTGTCGCCATCAGTGCTAACACACTATCACCATCTTCATGTACAGATTCATATACCGAACTGTAATCAGCATGTAATTTGGAAATCTTCAATTGTAACTCACCTGCAAAACCTAATTGTTGAGCTTTAAGTAGTGTCGTTTGTCTACCAATAACACTACCAGGTGTGAAATTCTCTTCAGTGTTGGCTTTCTCAGTCTTAACCTTAGCTTCCATGAACAAAATTTCTTGAGCAATCTTATCCACTTGGGCTTCCAATAGAAGCTTCTGTGTGAGCATCATGTCAATTTCAGCTTCAATCTTCTCGATGTCAGCAGTTGTTTTCAACACCTGAGCTTCAGCTAATGAAACCTGTGCAGTAATTAATAGACCTTCTTGTTCTATTTTGAGTAATTGGGCTGGATACATATAATCGATCTCGTAACGTAATTTCTCACTCTCGAGATCGATTAAACGTATTTCAGCTTCAATTTTTTCTTTCTGTAGATCAAGTAACAAACCAGCTATTAAAAACTGGCTTGTGTTAGTTAGAGCAGCCTCCATGGTGCCCAGGAATACTCTGGCGTAATCAGCACTCGTAATACGTTGCTGTTTATACTCTTCATGGATGTGAGTCTTCATAGCGATCATTAATTGATCGAATAACCCTGAGTTCGTCCCTAGAGTAGTAAATTCTGGATATGTGACTGTCTGTGTCTCTGTCATTTTCGGTTACTCTAATCCGCCTGCCAATGCCTGCTGACGTGCAAGCTCGTCAATTTCTAGCCGAGTCATAGGCTCTTCAAGGGTAATGGAATAAGCTTTAATTTGTTTATATGCAGTAGTTTTATGTCCACGGGCATCTTTCTTTTTAACCGGAACACTACACATACGCTCAGTAAGTACATCATAAATGATCTTAGGAATATGCCATGGTTCTTCCGTATCAAAAGGAACATACCGTTTAAAGGTACCTAATTTTGCTGAACCAACTGAGATAAGTTCTCCAGGCCAGTTCTTTTTATGAGGATCCATACATGTGATCCGTACACGCAATAATGCACTAACTAGTGCCTTGGCTTCACGTTGGGCTTCTTTCTTATATTCCGCTGCACCCATTGGGACGACTAATTTATCATAGCCTTTAACAGTTGGTATCTTAGGTTCTGAACGTATTGATGCTTCAGAATCAGGCTCTGGAATTGAACTATTATTTTGAGCTATTAAGTGGTCATCGATAAGCTGTTGAATTTTTACGATACCAGCACGATGGTGATATTTAACGCCCAGCATGTCAGCTTGAGCTCGAATGTGTTGTAATTTTAGTGGATTAGTCATATCGATTTCCTATAGGTCAATTAGAGTATTTATAGCAGGGGCCCTTACGGGCCTAACCGGTCCCAGGGCTTGCGCCCTGGTTCCGTAAACTTGGTTCAAATGAACCGCTATCTTAGAGCGTTGCAACCGTCTTGATGATTGCGAGACGTTCTGGCCGTAATAGCATAAATCCATAATACCATTTAATGCTATAGAAACCCGTCTCACCGAACGGATCATCACGACTGTATGAAATATCAGAACCAGGCTTAGCATGTTTGATTTTGAATTTCACAGTCTTACCATCGGTCTGGAAACCAATAGTTGTGAATGACTCGTCGCCTACCACCAGGATGGGATACACATTAACGTTACCATCAGTGCCAGTGGGATCAGTAGACCAGTAACAAATTTCATCAGTAGGATCAACTGTTGCACCAGCACCTGCCCAATGCATCATTTCAGGAACAACAATGAACCGGAAATCATGAACTGCACCAATCTCACCACGAGCAACAGTGGTAGCAGCACCGTACTGGGCTACAGGAATGAACGCCCTTTCACTGTGATAATCGGTCATACGCATCAGCGCAGGCTCGAGCTCAGAACCAATATAAGCGTACCTGGCAGCATTCACTACCTTGGTATCAATCATACGTGAGCCAGTGATGACTTTGGTGTTTTTAGAACAACGATTGTTCGTCAACTCAATAGAGAGCTTCACGAGATCATCGTAAACAACAACGTCTTCGGTAGCACCAGCAGCAGTAGAACCGTTTATAGTTGCAGTGGAAGTTGCATTACCTGCGTAACGAACTACGCCGGCACCATTCAACAGATCGATCTGCAACTGATCTTCAGTGATCTCATTAGCAGCCTTTACAGACTCCGTAGTGATATGCATCAGCAAATCAGCATCAGTATCAAAATCCATTGATTCCTGGGTATACTCATCAAAGAAACCGAATTTCGCAATGGTTCCTTCCAGTTCAATACGTTGCATACCAACTCGGTTAACACGACCACCATGCTCATTCAGAGCTGGGATCTTCGAGGTGATAGCACCAACGTCCTTACTGGAGCCATACAGGTTGCCATAATTCACCATGGAATCATCGGTAACAGACATGACGGTGTTAACCCAACCAGCAGCATCGGTAATAACCATTGCAGTAGTGTAATCAACAGTAGTAGCAGCTACATAACCCTGTTGGATGCACCAGGCCCATACCATACCTTCAGCTTCAGCAATTGCAGTAGCTTTCGCACCTGCAAAGTTGACAGCGTCAGTAGCAAGACCTTCGAAGTAGTATTTCATACCACCTTCAGTAGCAGGGGCTGCCATTTCAATGACACGTTTAACAATTGTCTGATTAGCGACAAAGCCTGCAGAGGTAGAGACACCAGCAGCGTCAATACCCTGATCATTGATATTACGATCATCAAGAATCGGCAGGTAATGGTACTGTTTAATGGTTTTACCCATGTTTTTAGGCATGGCACGTACATTAGCCATCTGGCCAAAATACATTTCTTTCGCAGCTTCTACTAATGCTTTTCGGTAATAGTAGTCGATGCGAATTTGGGATCCCACTGTCGATGGGGTCGTGTGTGGATCATTATATGATTGTGGTGTTTCAAAGGCCATTTGACTTTCTCCTGTTAAGTTACATTAAGGCAGAGAAGCCGGATCAAGTTCTTCTATCTGCTTATCTGTCATAGCAGCTAGGTTAATCTTAGGCTTCCCTGTGCTGGCATTTCCCTGTGTGGGACTTGCAGCTTTTTTGCGATTCCGCAATTTATCAGCTTTCGCTGATGATCCAGAATCCTGGCTGAAGCCCTGGTTGGTATTACCAGTGGTGGATGTTCCAGACTGGGGTGGCTGTTTAAAGCCTCCAGCTTCATGGATTGCATCACCTACCGTCTTGTACGCTTCCAGGTCAGACAGGCCCTCCAATCTACCAAAGGTACGTTCATGTTCCACCTGTGCAATGACTTGATCAAACGTGCCATTACTCATGTGTTCATTAATGTCTCTGATAATTGTAGGGTTGCCCATCAATACTTGCCTACTAGCACTATCCCATTCTTCAGTGATCGTTTTCACTGTACGTGTAAATGTGTCTGTATTACGAATCTCATCCAGAACATTATCTAACGCCAGTTCTTGATCACCAACCATATGGTCAGTTGGCTTATAACCAGTATCGTCCTCAAGGTCTATACGCATTGGATCAATGTCGTTGTCCTTAAGGAATTTCTTAATAGCACCTGGGTCTTTCTTGTTCAGGTCTATTAAGAAGTTGACCTTCTCAATATCAAGAAGGCCTTCTTTTTCAAGAGTCTTAATAACTCTCTGATAAGGCTTCATAGCCTCCATCTTTCTCGAGTAATCAGCACCCATCTGCGCCAACCTGCGTAAATCCTCAGGGGTATCTGGCGTAATCTGCCTTTTAGCCGCCTTAAATGGGGCCATTACCTTTTCATACTCTTCTTTGTAATTTACTTCTACAGAGTGGGTTTCAGTATCTTCGGAGTCATCATCATTCTGATCGTCAGCTTGGTGAGCTTCAGTAGTTTGATTCTGTTGTTCCGTAGACTGTTGCTCATTGTCTACATCAGTAGTTACATCGGTAGAGGTAGTATCTGCACCACTGTCCTCGTCGCTCTCTGAATCACCCTCTGCTGCGGCACCATCCGTTTCAGTAGTGGAGGTATCAGGAGCTGCGGCTTCAGTCGCAGACTGGTCTTCTTCATTCACTGAACCTTCAAACTGTGAAGGGTCCAGGTTCATAAATTCTTCATCTGGCATATTAGCCAGTTCTTCTGGTGATTTGGTCTTTTGATCAGTCATCTTAATTCACTACATGAGGACCATCTGCAGATAAATCTTCTGCCAGGAGCTCTTCTCGTGTGTTTTTGTGTTCTTCCATTGCTCTAGCAGCACCTTCACCAAATGCAAATATCTTATGGAAATACTGACCTAACTGTCCTATCCCTATAAGAACGTTATCAAGATTTTTCTGTTCTTTTTCGCCTTCATGTCCTGCGGCTGATTTCATCATAACAGTTCTTATAGCGTTTTTTTCAAAATAATCTGTAAGGATAATTTTCTTAAAATCTGTATTTTTATGTAAGCGCTCTAAAGCCTCGGCTTGTGCAATCTGTTCTTCACACTCTTCAATCGTGACTTCTACTTGATGCATTTGTTGTTCTAATTCACTCATTTTACTACTCCTGGATTAGGGGGACTCAGCTTATTCTGAGTTGCCGCCTTTTGGGGCCGGTGGTGGTGCTAATACTGCTTTAAGCACCTCTAATTCTTTATTGGCATCCGCTTGAGCGCCTTGTAAATCTCTTTCTCTAGCATGCGCTACGCCATCTTCTTCATCTACAAACTGTTGATCAGTCATATCTGCATCTGATTCTGCTTTACGGGCTTGGGATGTATCAAGCATTGCTTCAGCCCTATTTTCTTCAGCTTCAGACTTGGTTTTATCAATATCTGCTAATTTCTGTTCAATTTCAATTTCATTTAAACGTTCCTGATGCGGATCTGGTTGTGGTTGGAAATCTTTAATCTTCTTAGCTAATTCAGGCATCTTCCGTAGTCGTGCAATATCTTCTAAGACGATATAAGACATCTCCGGGGGCATCGTATTGCCCATTGTCTGTAACATAAAGGACAACTCTTCAGCCTTAGCATTATCAGTTTCTACTGTACTAATACTAAGCTTAATATCGATATTCCCCTGAAGATCGTCCCGTTTAATGGTGACGAATTCTTCATTGGTAACTCTAATAACCTCTTCCTCAGACAAAAATACAGCATTCATTGCTGTTATTTTACGTCCAATATCAGTTATACCTTTAGCCAGTCGTCTGAGGATACCCAGTTCCCGTTTACTTGCTGCATCTAAGGCGCTCCGCGCCGCAGTAGCAGATTTACCCAGACCGTCTCCACTTATACCACCATGGAATGCCTTCACGCCTGAAAGGGCTTCAGCTTCCATATTTTGA